ATTCTTTCGTGATTGACGAAGTCAACAAAATTGCCGATGATGTTGATTTTTTATCCGAAGGCGGGAAGCCCGCCGCTGGTATCGCCTCGGCAAGTTAACGCCGGAAATGCAGATTGTGGCGATATGCCAAGAGTTTGGGTGGACATATTACCAGTATATGGAACAGCCGAAGTGGTTTATAGGACTTCTACAAGACAAAATGGAGATTGACGCGCAAGAGGCGAAAAAGGCGAGCAAAAAATAACCGCCTCACTATAAAAAAGTAAAATGGCCGATAATACTCTACAATTTATCATTACCGCCCAGAACAACGCAAAGCAAGCATTTAATGAGGCAAAAAATCAGTTAAAAGATTTTGAGAAAGAGACAAAAGACGTATCCGACACCATCAAAAAGATGACGGCTGGTTTTGCGGTTGTTGGCGCGGCAGTGGGGGCTTTTGGCGTCTCTTCAATCAAGGCGGCGGCGGATATTGAAACGCAAAAAATAGGATTCCAAACATTGCTTGGGAGTATGGAGGAGGCCGATGAAGCAATCAAAATGATACAAAGGGACGCGGCCAGCACGCCATTTGAATTCGCCGGCTTGGTAGAAGCAAATAAAGCGTTAACACTGGTAACAAAAAATGCCATTCAAAGTGAGCAAGTTTTGCTTGATGTGGGGAAGGCTTTGGCGGCGGGGGGAAAGGGGCAAGCCGAATTGGATAGAATTATTATGAATTTGCAACAGATTGGCAATACCGGAAAAATTACCGAAATGGATATTCGCCAATTTGGTTATGCGGGCGTGAATATACTTGAATTGCTTGCAGACTATTATGGAACAACCAAAGAAGCGGCGAGCGAAATGGTCAAAGATAGTGATAGCGCCTTTAATGATTTAGCGGCGGCCTTTGCAATGGCAGGTGGCGAGGGCGGCAAATATGCCGATGCTTTTAGCAATGCAGGTGGGTCTTTAAATCAAACGTGGTCTAACTTGCAGGATGCCTGGAACATATTTTTAGCGAATGAAGGGGCGAAATTACTTGAATGGGCAAAGAGTTTTATTCAAATTGCTACAAAAATTGTTCAAGAAACTTTGCCAAGTTGTATAGAAAAAATAGAAGAATTTACAAAATGGTTCAGCGAAAATAAAACAGCTATCGCCGCGGCCGCAGGAGTCATTACCGCATTATTAGTCCCCGCAATTACAGGGTATATGATACCCGCTTTTGTCAATGCGGCAAATATGATTGCCGCAACAATAAAAGTTTTGACATTCGGCAATCCTTGGGGTATTGCTATTGGTTTGATAGTTGCTTTGGCCGCGGCAATCATTATGAATTGGGATTTGATTAAAGAGAAAACGATTGAAATTTGGAACGCAATCAACGATTTTGTTTCTGGTGTTTGGGGAAATATCGTTTCAACAGCACAATCGGTATGGGGCGGGATTACTGACTTTTTTGTCGGCGTATGGGAAGGAATCAAAGAAGCATTTAAATTTGGCGCGGCGCTGGCTGTTGGATTGGTAATTGAATATTTTAATTTATTTGGAATTGATATTGTTTCAACGATGCAGATAATCATCGGAGCGTTGCAAATGGCTTGGACGACAATTCAAGCGGCTTTCAGTTCCGCCCTAAATTTCATTAAAGGCGTGTGGAATACGGTCTGGACGGCGATTAGCGGATTTTTAAGCCCGATATGGGAAAACATTAAAAAAACTATTGGTGATGCCTGGAATTGGATAAGCGGAAAATTTGAAGAATTGTCAAAACCGATAAGCGATGCCTGGAAATCAATGTGGGAAGGGATGGGCGAAGTGGTATCCGATGTTTGGGAAGGAATTAAAAATGGTTTTAAAACAAGCATAAATTTCATAATTAACGGGATAAATACGGTTATCAATGCGCTTAATTCAGTGGCAAGAAAGGGCGGAAGTGCTCTTGGTATGAGCGTGATTAGCATTCCGACAATTCCACAGTTAGCCTCCGGCGGCATCGTGAACCGCCCCACGCTTGCAATGATTGGCGAGGCCGGGCCGGAAGCCGTTTTGCCGCTGTCAAGCGCGTATAGCCCGATTCCTGCCTATGCCGGAGCGAATATCAATGTCTACATCCAAGGCGGCTATTATCTTGATCGCGACGCGGCCGACGAGATTGGCGAAAAAATTATTCAGAAATTGAAACAAACGATGAAATTGTAAAACGATGAATATCACTATCACCATTGCCGGCACGGATAGAACCAATGACATCGTCTTTGATTCAATCCAAAAAACAGATGCGGTCAACGAAGAAAAAGACACGCTGGTTTTTTCCGTGGACAAATACGCCAGCCGCGGGTTTGTGCCGGAGGTGAATCAGGAAGTGGTGATGGAGGTTGACAGCGTCAAAGAGTTTGGCGGGGCGATTACACAAGTTAAAAAATCGCTGGTTGACGGCCAGCGCGTGGTGTTTGAGGTTACCTGTTGCGATTATACGCAATTTCTGGCCCGGAAGCTGGTGCTGGAAAGTTATAGCAACAAAACGGTTGATTATATTATCGCCGACCTCATATCAAAATATGCCGAAGATTTTACCGGAGCGAATGTTGATTGCGACATTACCATCAAGACGATGTTGTTTAATCGGATGAGCGTTCCTGAATGTTTGGAAAAAATCGCCAAAGAAACCGGCTATTACTGGTATGTGGATTATGACAAAGACATTCATTTTTTTGCGCAGGAAGATAATGTCGCGCCGTTTGGAATTACCGACAGCAACGGAAAATCGTTGCGCAACAGTCTGAAAATTACGGATAACCTTGACCAAATCCGCAATTCCGTGACGATCCGCGGCAGTGAAGAGCGCGGAGTGGAGAGAACTGAAACCTATGTTGGAACGACCGACCAGATGATTTTCCCATTGGCAAACAAATTTGCGGAAGAACCAACGGTTGAGGTTGACGGGACGCCGGTGGATGTGGGGGTTGATTATCTTACCAAAGAAGAGGACGCGGACTGCTTCTGGTCTTACGAGCAAAAATCATTGCGCTTCAAGGCAAGTATGGCCGCCAAAAAGGTGGAAATTACCGGCATTCCCCTGTTTCCCATTTTGGTTAAAATTCCCGAACCGGTATCAATCAATCAATATGGCATTTATGAATTTTTCAAGGAAGACAAGAGTATTACCAGTCGTTCCGAGGCTTATCAATACGCCACGGCACAGCTTAATGGCTACAAGGACGGCGTGATTGAGGGGGAGTTTCAAACTGACACGGCGGGGCTTCGCAGTGGACAGATAATTAACGTGAAATCCGATTTAATGGGCGTGGACGAGGATTTCCTCATTCAGCGGGTTACATTCAAGCCGCAGGCCAAAGATAAGGCGATATGGAGCGTTAAGCTGGCCACGATGAGAACAATGGGAATAATCCAATTACTGCAAGATTTAATTCGCTACCGGACAATTAAAGAATTTGACCCGGAAAACTTGCTCACATTGGCACAACTTGACGACCAGATGACGATGACGGATGTTTGCACGGTTCCGAAAGCAACTACCTCCCCGCCCTATAAATGGGGTGCGTTCAGGTGGGGTTTCGGGACGTGGAGCGAAACTTAAAATTATGAAAATCAAATCCCAAAACAAATTAAGCGGCCGGTATCGCTTCAAAGTCTACAAGGCCGGCACGCGGGAGTTAATCCGGATCACGCCTTGGATTGAAAACTTAATTGTTAAAAATTCCAACAGCGGCGTGAATATCGCGATTAAAAATATGCTGGGCGATTTTACCTATACGCTGGAAATCACCCACGCCAAAATCGGGACGGGAACCACGGCCGCGGCGGACGGCGACACTGATTTGGAGGAGGCAGTTTTGAGCGACATCAAGGTTATGGACGCCGATGAAACCGGCCTTGACGAGGCGACATTCTTGTTTTTTATCGCCGATACCGAACTGGCCAACGATGATTATACCGAATTTGGATTGTTTTGCGGGGCAAGGCTTTTCGCGCGGTCAATTATCACGCCGACTTTTTCAAAAGGAGATAATCAAGATATTGAGTGCGAATATGTAATCACCAATAGTAATTCGTAAATATATGGCAATCACAAACGGACAAACGGCAGACGCCGATGACATCAATGCGGAATTAAGCGCACTGGCCAGCGATATTAGTGCGCTGGACGGAGCGGCAGTGAAAAAAACTGGCGACCAGAGCGTTGCGGGAGTTAAAACTTTTACCTCTATTCCTGTTTTGCCGGCTAGCAATCCGACCACCGATAATCAAGCGGTGAGAAAGGCGTATGTGGACAACAAATTCAATAATTTATATGTTGCGGGAACTGATTATAATGTTGTTTCTTTACCGACGGCACGAACTACGACGGCAGAGAGCTATACAATCAAAAAAGGAGCAAAGATTGGATTTGGTGGAACAGTCAAGGTTTCGTTTAAGTTAAGAACATATAGCAGTTCTACAACTGTTTACGGACGGATTTACCGCAATGGTGTGGCGGTGGGGACAATAAGAAGCACAAATAATGATGGTCATGGAGAGGTGTTCACGGAAGATATATCGGGTTGTGTTATGGGTGATGCAATACAAATTTATGCTTACACGAGCAATGCGTCGCATTTCGCGGAAATTTCGGGATTTTTAGTGCAAGTTGCTTCTTGCTACCCGACGGGAATTACCACTGTTGACGAATAAAAAGGTCGCATTAACAAAATGCCGGAAATTAAGCAAAAGTCATTTTAAAAAACCGATGAATAATCAAGTAATTATCACCAACGAACGCTTGACGGAATTCTGCAAACACCAGCAGGCCATTGAAGACAAATTAAGCGAGGTGGCCGACGACCTCAAAGAATTAAAAGACGCGTTCAACGACCAGACCAAGGAATACAAAAACATCTGCGCCTTAATCGGTGAAGTTCCTGCCGGAAAATCTGTGATGCAGTGCGTCCGCGAGAACGCCAACCGGATGGAGAAGATGTGGTGGGCGATGATTGTCGTTTTGGGCGTGATTGAGTTTTTGGCCAACTTCCCGAAACTGGCCGGACTGTTTGTTTAGGGTGTTGCTTTCCCGCGCGGGTTTTTGCCTTTTATAATTTTTGAGGCACCATATTTTCCCGCGCCGGAGAGTAGCACCTTATCAAAAGGAGGCGGACTATGATGAAGATACCGTGGTGTAGAGCCAACGCAATGGCGATCCCCGATTGGATGGCCGAGGATTGCAACCAGAAGCAATGCGCATACATTGTCTATGTGTGCGAACGCGATGTTGTGGACAACTACAAAAAACAAGGAGGGATATGAATCAGAAGCAAAAAAACCAGAGAGGATG